CCGGCGCGCACGACGCCGGATACCCGGCTGCCCCGTGCGCCATCTGCGAGCGCGACATGCTGCCCGGCGAGCGCATCGCCCGCCTGCTGCCGGACTTCTGCCCCGGTGGCTGCGGGGGCCTGACCGAAGACCCGTATGGGGGTCCGTGCCGGGCATGCTGGGACAAGGTGCCCGGACCGTACCCCGGTGACGAGCGGTGCGACTGGTGCCAGAAGTTCCTGTCTGGTGACGGCTTCTGCGACGACGGGCGGATCTTCTGCGGTGAGGACTGTGCCGGGGCGTACGCGGCTGAATGGGGAGTCGGCTTACGGTCTCTCGCGTTGACTGAACCCTGCTCACCCGGTCCGGAACACCGTCTCAGTAACGTCGGATTCCCTGGCGCCCGGTTGACGTAGACGGTTGACCGTGGCGGCGCTCCCCGGCCATGACCGGCCGCGGTTCGGCGCTAGGCCATGGAGGTCGGCCCCGTGCCGCCGCGGGCATCGGCCTGGACCCCATGCGCCGCGGACCTATGCGGAAGGTCCCGCTGATGATCCACTGTTCTGTCCGATGAAGTAACCACCGATGCCAAGCACGCCGAGGATCAAGACCGCTATCCCGACGGGCATCAGTTGCGGCCGCCGGCCTCCAGGAGCCGTCAGAAGCCTCCTGGAGCGGCCATGCGTCGTTAGGGCTGGAGCGGGGTGAGTCTGGGCCGCGAGCACCTCTGTGAGGCGCTCAGCCACGTCGGCGGGCATCGCAGGGCGCGCGGCGGCGGCGAGCACCGATCGCTACCTTCGCAACGTCGCGCCGGCCGACCTGATCAAGCCCGGCCAGACGCGGACCTGGCAGCCGGGCGCCTGAGACGTCAGGCGTGAGACGCGGCCGGCGCCGCAAAGCTGAAACAGGAACCTGAAACGGCCCGCGGCTACTTGCCGCCGCGCCGCCGCTTGCCGCCGAGCGGCGCTGACACGCTCGTCCAGCTCCGGCGGCCGGTGCGGACGCCCGCCGATCCCCACACGCGGCCCTTGCCGCTTACCGGCGCGCTCAGCCGGATACGGAACGGCCCGATCTTCACGGAGTCGCTGACCCTGACGCCCATCGCGTGTTTCCTTCCCGGCCTCGGGTTGCCGAGAGTGAGACCGTCTGCCATGGAGACGCGCGGCGCGGCCTGGCGGTTGACATCGATGTCCGGCTAAGCGGAGCGCTCCGCTAGCCAACCTTCAACCAGTACATGAAGGTTCCTGGCTGATATGCACAAGGAACCGAGCCGAAACGCGGCCATTTAGCTGCGATGTCTTGTAGATCATGGTGCCTGGCGTGGGACAATGGGAAACGTCGCCTTGCGGCGGCCCGGTGCGCTGAGCTTGCCGTACCGGGCCGCCCCCGGTGGTTGTGCAAAGAGCTGGTACCGCCTCAGAGGGCCGCCCGATCAGCGGCCGGGGCGATGAGCGGCTGAAGGCGCGCGGGGACAGGGCGGCGCAATCACTGCTGCACGCCCCTTTGCGCTGGGGCGTACCCGTGGAAGGCGACGACATGAGCTTGACCGAAGACGGCTTCTGCCCGCGGAACAGCGGGCGCCCCGATCTCTACCCGCACGCACTGCCGAAAGCCTCTGGCGCCGCGGCTGGCCGCCTGGACGAGGTGACCGAGTCCGGTGCGCAGCCGAAGCCGCAGCCCGCCGTACAGGCGCCTCCTGCGGCTGCTGCGCCGCAAGCCGCGAGTACCGTGCTCCGGCCAGCAACGGCCGCACCCGCCGCGGTGGCGACGCTGTGAGGCGCGCAGAGATCCCGGACGGCCTGCTGAAGGCGCGCCGGGCGGACATCGACCGGATCCCTGGCCGGGTGCTCGCCAAGATGACCAGGGGCGACCTGCCGGACCGTCTCGTGGCCGCTGGCGAGTACCGGCGGCGCGCGAGCGTCCCGCACCTGGACGGCGACTTGTACCGGTACCGGCTCGGCCTGGCGACCGAGGTACTGACCACCGATGACTCGCAGCGTGCCGCCGAGCTGGTCAAGGGCGCCGGAGTCGGCGTGACCATCGGCACCGGGCGCGCGGCACCGCCAGCGTCGGCGGCGGGATCCGCTGCGGGCGGCCGGGTGACGAAGGCGGCGCCCGCCGAGATCATCAGGTACCCGGCGGTCGATCTCCTGACGCAGAAAGCCGCCGCCGCGCGATCTGTCGCCGTCGCGCTGACCGAGCTGGCCAAGACGGGCCGTCTCGGCGAGCTGGGCCGAGATCTCACCAGCATGCACCGGGATATCAGTTCCGGCCGGATGGAGCTCGTCAAGGGGCCCGTGGTCGCGGGGCCGCCGGAGAACAGCCTGGCGAAGAGCGCCGGAGCGGCAGGCCTGTCGAAGGCCGCCGAGTACGAGCGGAAAGCGGCAGTCGTGACCGATCCGGAACTGAGGCGCGGCTATCTCGAGCTGGCGCGCCAGGAGCGTGCGTCATGACGGTGACCACGCAGGTGGCGACGGCGCTGTCGGCAGCCAAGCGGTATCAGCTGGCGGTCGGCGCGACGGCCGCGCAGGCCGGATGCCCGCAGGTCCACATCACTCCCGGCTGGGTCTCAGTGCCCTGCCATGGCGCCGACATCGCCTCGTTCGGCGCGACCCTCGCGGCCGTGCTCAACAACACGGCCAACTACGGAGGAGCAGGAACATGAGCGCGGACACCAGCGGACCGGGCCGCAGGCTGACCCCCGAGCAGGAGCAGCGCGCCGCCGAGCTGTTCGCCGCCGGGCGCAGTGAACGCGAGGTCGCCGACGAGCTCGGCTGCTCGGCGTCGACTGCGCACCGGCTGCGCGAGCGCCTGGAGCGCGCCGGCGGCACCCCTGACGAGCCGGAAGCACCGGCGGCGCCCGCTCGCGACGAGCACGAGGCCGCCGGGGCGTTCGAGCTGACCGCGCAGCACCCGCTGCGCGAGTCCCCCGGCGAGCTGGGGGAGCTTCAGGCCGAGCGCGACCGCCTCGCGGACCTCTTGCAGACCTACGGGGACCGCGCGGCAGCGAGCCGCCAGGCGCTGGCCGACCTGGAAACCGAGCGCGTGGAACTGCTCACCGAGGGGAAGGACGCGGCGCCGCTGCGGCCGAGGCGGGCGGACGCTGAGGCCGACCTCGCCGACAGTGAGACGTCCGCGCAGATCGCCGCCGACCGAGTGGCCGCCGTCGACGTCCGCATCGCGCAGGTGCGGGCAATGCGCGACCTGGCGGAGATGCGGGACCAGCTTGAAGCCGCGGTAGCGGAGCGGGACACCGTGTGCGCGGCTACCGGCGATCGCATGCGCGCCGCCGTGCTGGCCGTCAGGCGGGCGGCCGAGGAGTTCACGGCGGCCCTGGCCGACGAGCGCGCCGCCACGGAGCGCACGGAGCAGCTCGGGCAGGACACGGCGAACCGGGCGCTGGCTCTCGGCGAGCGCGTCCCGGTCGCGCCGCCGGCGCGCTCCACTGCCCTGTGGGTGGACAACGCCTTTTCCGCGGGGAAGCCGGTGGCGCTTTCGCGAGCGATCAGCGAGGCGCGCATCGGGCGTACTGAGGCCGTCGCCACGTGCCTGGGTGAGGCGTTCGGCTGGCTGCCGCCGGATCCGGCCGTGATCGCCGCTGAACGCGAGCGCATGCGGCAACTGCGCGCCGCGCCGCCCCCGCCCCCGCCTTCGGTGGAGCATCCCGCGCACTGGCCTGCCGCCGTCAGCGTCGACAGCCACGGCCGGCCGCTCGCGCCGCCCGACCCGGAACGGCAGCGCGCGCAGACGGCGGTACGTCCTGGCGCGCTCGGCTTTACGCCGTGGCCGGGCTGAGCGGCGCGTGACCATGACTCCCCGGCCTGGCTATGACGCGACCGGCCGGGCCGGGGACACAAGCGGAGCACCGGCGGCCGTGAGGAGGTGAGCTGATGGAAGAGGACGTCGCCCTCGCGTTCATTGCGGATGTTGAGGAAGCAGTAGCCAACGTCCGCGAGCTGCAGGAGGCATCCGCGCAGCTCGCCGAGACGGCCGAGGAATCCTCGTCGGTCGCCGAAGAGGCGTTCTCGTCGTACGTCGAGGCGTCATCGGCCGCCACGGTGGCCGCTACCGACCTTGAGGAAGCGTCGGCGCGGCTGGCCGAGGTCCAGGCCGACGCGGGCGCCAGCGCCGAGGACATAGCCGACGCGCAGACTACCTACGGCGCGGCCCTCGACCGGGCAAGCGAAGCGACCATCGCCGCGATCGACGCGCAGGAGCGCCTTGCCGCGGCCGAAGGCGAGGCGGCCGAGGCCGCCGCGGCGAGCGCGGCGACCCAGGGCGAGGCCGCCGAGACGGTGGCGGCGAAGGATGACCTGGCGGGCGACGCCGCCGAGGGCATGGGCGCCAAGTACAAGCTGGCGCTGGTGGCCGTCGCCGTCGGCGCGGGGCTGGCGGTCAAGGGCGCGATGAGCTTCCAGCAGGCCACCACGCGCCTGGTGACCACCGCGGGCGAGTCCGCCAAGAACCTGACCATGGTGCAGCAGGGCATCCTCGGCATGACGGACGCCACCAACCAGAGCGTCACCAGCCTCTCCAGCGGCATGTACATGGTGGAGTCGGCCGGGTTCCACGGTGCCGCGGGCCTCGAGGTGCTGAAGGCCGCCGGGCAGGGCGCGGCGATGGAGCAGGCCAACCTGTACGACGTCGCCAACGCGGTCACGTCCGGCCTGAACGCCTACGGGCTCAGCGCCAGCCACGCCACCAGCTTCACCCAGCAGATGCTGGCCACCGTCGGCCAGGGCAAGATGACGATGGAAGACCTGGCGTCGTCGCTGTCCGCCGTGCTGCCCTTCGCCGCCGCCGCGCACATCTCGTTCGACCAGGTGGGCGGCGCGCTCGCCACGATGACCGGTATGGGCATGTCGGCGCAGCAGTCCACGCAGGACCTGGCCAACGTGATCCGGAACATCCTCAAGCCGTCCGGGACCGCCTCGGCTGAGATGCGCGCCCTCGGCCTGAACGCTAACGAGGTCAGCGCCAGCGTCGGCAAGGTGGGGCTGACCGGCGTGATGCAGGAGTACACCGACGCCATCCTGAAGAACACCAGCGGCGGCATGGTGATGCTCGGCTACATGAAGGAGATGACCCCGCAGGCGCAGGGGCTCGCCCGCGAGATCATGGCAGGGACGATCAGCACCCAGCAGCTGCGGACAGCGGTGTACGGCCTGAATCCGGAACAGGCCAAGCTGATCAGCCTGTTCGAGACGGCGGCGACGTCGGCGACGGGCCTCAAGCAGACCTATGCGGGCGCGATGGCCGAGCTGACCGGCGGCGCGACCGGCCTGAACGTGGCGCTGATGCTGACCGGCAGCCACGCGAAAACCTTTGCCGACAACGTGAAGACGATCGGTGCCGCAGCGAAGACCAGCGGCAGCGACGTCGCCGGGTGGGGCGCCTACCAGAAGCAGGCGGGCGTCGAGCTGAGCGAGCTCGTCAAGACGACGGAGGCGATGGGCGACGAGCTCGGCCTGGTGCTGCTGCCTGCCCTCGAAGCCGTTCTCGGCCCGCTGCGTGACCTGTTCGGCGTGATCGCCCGCAACCGTGCCGCGGCGATCGCCTTCGCCCTCGTCATCGGCACCGTGCTGTCGGGGGTCGCCTTCGTCAAGCTCAAGAACGTCCTGACCGAGGCGAAGGACGGGTTCAGCGCGCTCTACGACGTGGTGACCGGCCTCCCGGCCGCCGCGTCATCCGTCGTGTCGTTCGCCTCCACCGTGGCGCAGGGCCTCTGGCGGGCAACCGTGGCCACGGGAACGTGGATAGCCGAGCACGCCGTCGCGACCGCGCAGTTCATCGCGCAGAACATCGCGCAGGCCGCCAGCGCGATGGCCGCGTTCGTGGCCGAGAACCTCGCCACGCTCGGTATCGGCATCGCGATCGTCGCGCTGATCGCGGTCATCGTGCTGCTGGCCACGCACTGGAAAGAGGTCTGGTCGGTCGTCAAGACGGTCGGCCTCGACGCCTGGCACTTCATCGACGGCCGCCTGATCCAGCCGTTCATGGCCGGGGCCGACGAGCTGGTCAAGTGGGTCGATTCGCACTGGCGGCTGCTCGCGGCGATCATTTCCACGGTGCTGCTGGGGCCGGCGGAATTCCTGATCTCGTTCATCGCGGCGCGCTGGGCGGAGTTCGCGCGCCTGACGTCGCAGGTCACCGACGCGGTGACCGGGTACTTCGGGCGGCTGCCGGGCCGGATCCTGTCGCAGCTGGCCGCGCTGCCGGCCGGGTTGTACAACATGGGTCGCAACATCGTCATGGGCCTCATTCACGGCATCGAGGACCAGGCGGGCCCGCTGCTGTCGTACGTCGGCGGCCTCGCCGGTGACGTCGAGCACACCTTCGCGTCCGCGCTGCACATCTTCAGCCCCAGCCGCGTCTTCTTCATGCACGGCGTCAATACCATGCTCGGCTACATCAACGGCGTCAAGTCGATGGCGGCGCAGGTGAAAGCGACGATGGCCGGCGTCGGCGGCCAGGTGGCGGCGGCCGGGACCGGCACCGGCGCCGCGCTCATGCCAGCGGGCAGCACGGCCGGCGGCAGGATCAATGTCACGGTGCCGCTGTCCGTGGCGTTCAACGCCGGGACGAGCGGTCTCAACTCGCCGCAGTTCTACCAGTACATCCAGGCCGCCGTTCAGGAAGCCGTGCTCCGGTGGGGGCTGAACAACCCCGGTACCGGGTTCGTGCTCCCAGGGAGGGCCGGATGACGCAGGAAGAACTACTCGGGGCGGCCAGCGCGCTCCGGTTCGTCCTGTGGTCGGTAGACCACGGTCAATGGCTCGCGGCCGGCGGCGATCCGGCCGACGCGCCGCCGTGCCCCGTAACCAGCGCCGAGCTTGCGGGGCTGGCCGCTCCGCTCGCGGGCCTTGTCGTCAGCGCCCGGCTTGAGCTCGCGCGGCAGCTCGGCCAGGTCGGCTACAGCGAGCAGTCCCAGGCCGCGCGCGCCTGGCTCCAGACTGAGCTGGAGGGCGTGGAAATCGCCGCGTCGTTCGCCGCCGTCGACGGCGAGACGGCAGGCCCGCAGCCCCAACTCCTAGCAAACCCCAACTCCAGTCAGGACTAGGAGTTCCTGACGGCATCCGCGACTGAGGCTTCTGACAGGAGATCGCGGCCGAGGCGTACCTGCGGACGGCCGCGCAGCTCGCCCGTGAGACGGAGCACGACGAGATCGCGGCGTGGTGCGCCGAGACCCGCGCGTGGCAGGCGCTGACCCGCGGCGGCTACCGCGAGGCCGTCGCCCTGGCGCGCGCCGCGCAGGAGATCGCCCCGCAGCACAGCAGCGCGTACATCCAGCCGGTCGCGCAGGAAGGGCGCGCGGCACGGGACATCCTCGGCGCGCTGGAGCGCCCGGACGGCGGATCGCCGCGCCCGCGCCGGATCGCGCTCGCCCGGCTCGACCTCGGCCTGGCGCTCGTCACCGCGGGAAAGCTCGACGAGGCGACCGAGGTTGCCCTCGCCGCGGTGCGCTCTGGCCGCCTGGCGCCCGTCGACGCGCCGCGCGTCCGCGAGATCGCCGCCGCGGTGTCCGGCACGCCGGACGGCCGCGAGCTGGCCGAGGCGTACCGGACCCCGCGCGGCGAGATTCCCCCTGACGTCCTGAGATCGGAGTGTGCGGGTTCGAGTCCCGCCCGGCTGCCCCGCCTAGCATGGGCGCATGAGCGAACCACTCGCACGATACGAGTTCCCGCCGGGGGCCAAGATCATCTCGTACTGCCCGCTGTGCTCGTGGCAGCACCACGACGGGCCGCTGCCGGAAGGGTCCGGGGCGACCGCCGACGAGGTGGCCGCGGACATCCTGGCGAAGCACTTCGCTGCCCTCGAGGAGATCAGCCGGGCTCACCTGGAAACCCATTCGCTCCTGGAGTGGGCACAGGAAGTGACGCGGCTCGGGGGCGAGGCGGCACGGCTCGAGGTCGAGGCGGAACGGCTGCGCGGGATCGTGGCCGAACTAACTCCGAAACAGCGGGCGTGAAACAGGTGAAGCAACCCTATCCGGACAGGAAGTGCCCTCAATTCCTGTCCTGACCTGCGGAAATGCCGTCCGTTTGGCGTATCGCCAGGTGAAACAGCTCGTGGCCTGAAACTGTTTCTTTCCCAGGTCAGAGCCGGTTTTACGGTGCTCGGCGCGCTGCTGTTTCACCGGCGCGCATGACGGCGCCCCGTCGCTCAAGGGAGCAGGCGGGGCGCTGTCTCGGCCGGGTCACACGTGGTCGTCGGCCCACTCGCCGCTCTTACGGTCGAGCAGCGGCTTGCGGTAGTGCGCGCCATGGTGCTCCTCCAGCTCCATCAGCACGTCGGCCAGCGCGTGAATGAGCACGCGGCGGGCGCGCTGGTCAGTCACGCTGGCGAGCCGCTGGCCGCTCTTGAAAGCGAAGACAACGGGCCGCACGGCCCACCGCAGGTACGCGCCCGCGGCGAGCACGGCCGCCGCGATGATGCCGGTAATGATCAAGATGTTCACAATCGTCCCCACTCGGGTTATCTCACGTCTTCGGGAAACCGGGCGCCGGGGGGGCGGGACGTCCGCTGAGCAGACGCCCCGCGCCCCCTGGCGGTTCACTCGCGGGCCACCGCGCCGTTTTCAGCTACGGAGCGGGTGCCCGCCGGGGCGCGGCCACCGTGCCGTCCTTGAATACGGCGCGGGTGCCACTGTCGGGAGCTGTCAGACGGGCATCCGGTGCCGTCGCCGGTACCGGAGGGTGGCGCGCCGGTTGCGCCGCCGCCGGGCCTTGTCGGCGTTGATCACGGCGGCCCCGGCGAGCGCTCTGACGCCAGCCTCGACCACCTCGGGACACGTGGCCCACAGCCATGCTGCCGAGGATCATGCCGTGCACGACCGTGCCGAGATCCATGCTCTTGGTCGACTGTTTCGGATGCCGCCGGAAGTGGTCGAAGATCGCCGGGCAGTTCGGGGGCATCAGCAGCCGCGAACTGGTGACCGACAGCGACCCGCCGTCGACGGGATCAGCGTGGTACTGGTCTTCGGGGATGTCGCCGTAGAGGCCGGGTTCGGTGATGGTGCCGGTGAACTCAGGCATCGGGCGCTCCTCCGGTTTCGGCGGGGCGCAGGTTGTAGGTCTGGTAGTCGTCGCAGTAGCCGGGGCAGGTGCAGCCGCCGCACGCGAAGCAGTGCTGGTGGTCGCATTGCCACTGGTCGAAGTCGTCGTAGCAGGCTTCGTCGCAGTCGTGCTCGCAGGGCTCCGCCTCGTAATCGCAGGGCTCCGCCTCGTAATCGCCGTCGTACAGCTGACTAGCCATCGGTCCCCCTGCCTGCGGTGGTCTTGAGTGCACCGCACCAGCCGGATTCCATGCACGGCACGACGCAGACGCAGTCGCCGGGGTCGCCGATCTCGGTGAGGTCGCTGCAGAACCCGCACGGCTCGATACGGGCGAGCTCGTCGGCGAGCTCCCCGGCACGGCGCAGGACGATCCGGAGGCCGACCGCGATCAGGCAGAGCACCAGGCCGGCAGGCAGGCCCCACGGCCATCCGGCCGCAGCGCCGATCGCGGCCGCGGCGGCGACGCAGACCAGGGCGTACGGCAGGTGGCGCCTCACTGGCGTTCCCCTTCCTCGCCGCACTCCAGGCACCGGTAACCCGGATACGGTGACCCTTGGCATGTGCCGCAGGTGTACTCGCCGATCATCGTGATGAGGGTGCTGCCGACGACGCTGGCGAGCTTGGCGGCGATGTCGAGCGAGACGTTGGTGCCGTTGACGGCCCGGGCGATGGTCGGCGCGCTGACTCCGGCGCGTTCCTCCAGTTCGCCCTGTGTCCACCCGAGTGCGCGCAGCCGGGCGCGCAGGTGGGTGGCGTAGCGGGCCATCACATCCGGTGTCTCCGGCTTGTCTCCCGTGCCATCGCCGCATACGGAGCAGTTGCCGGAGTCGCAGTAGTGACTAGCAGGGACGGGTGTTTCCTCCGCCTCCGCGTTGGCTCCCGGCATGCTGGCCAGCACGCGGGCGGCGATCGCGCCGCGGTTCGGACGCGGGTAGAGGTCGTCGGTCATACCCACCACTCCCCCCACCGGTTGAGCCGGTCGTTCAGCCGGGCTTTCAGGTGCCGGCGGCCGACGCCGTGCACCACGCCGACGGGGCACTGATCGGGGCCGAGGTTGTCGGCGTAGGGCCGCAGCGTGGCCTCCCACACGCGCCCCAGGCCGTCGACGCGAATGCGCCGGATGTCGGCGACGACCCGGCCGCCGCAGGTGGCGACGGGGTTACGCCACAGCCGCCGCCACCGCTTGATCCGGATGGTGCTCATGACGCGCCGCCCGGCAATGCAAGCTGCTCGCCGTCGGTGAACACCTGCTCGTCGCGGCGCGCGCCGAACGACGGCCCGGCGTAGGCGTAGCGGGCCGTCTTGCGGCGCAGTTCGCGGCCGAGGCGGGCGAGCAGCACCAGGCGGCGCGGCCACCGCGCGGCGGCGATCTCCTCCAGCGCGATGATCCGGGCCTCGAGGTGGCTCAGCTTCTCCTCGGTGACGTACTCCGACCACACGGCATCGCGGGCGAACTGCTCGGCGTCGAACGGGGCGCTCACAGGGCATCCTCGCTGCCAGCGTTCCGGGCGCGGGTCACCTGCGGGATCCGCACCTCGCCTGCGTACTGCACGCGGCGGGTCGCGAAGTCGCGCGGCATCCAGTCGCCGTACCCGGCGACCGAGGCGCGCAGCTCGCGCGCCAGCTTCCGGCGCACGCCGGGCCGCTGCCACCAGCGGGCGGCGATCAGCTCCTCAATGCGGACAACGCGGTCCTCGAGCGCGCTGATCGCCCAGTCGGTGAGCCAGCTCTGATAGTTGCTCGCGCGGGCGAACCGCTCGACATCGAGCGGTTCGCGCAGCGCTGCGTTCTCCTCGCGCAGGCGATCGGTCGCGGTTGCGGCCATTACGCTCCTCAGGTCGGAGCGTCAGACAAGGATAATCCTCGCGGTACGTTGCCTCGTGACCTGCGTTTTAGCAGGTCACGCACGTAGCTTAGGCTTGGATACGGGATGAGTAGCCGGTCTGACGCCATCGGTTGAATTAGCCGCTTGAGCTGGCACTTCTCCGCTCAAGTGGCATCACTATTGCACGCGCGTAGTTGCTCTGTCAAGTATCCGTGTTTCGCGGGACATGAGACCTCGCACCGTGCTTCCGGTGTTTGCGGGACATCCGACCAATCGGCCATAGTGAGCATCGTCCGTGGAACTACACGGAGGTTTTTACCCGAAGACCGCTGGAATGTCAGTGGCCTCGGTCATCCTGAATCCGGCACACGACACCCGTGGGCTACTACGCACGTAAGTCCCGATGCACAGGACGGTGATCACGATAACAGCTTCATCTACGCGCGCCCCCAACCCGGATTACCCCCCGACGCGCACCACACCCGGCGCCCTGGCCCGCCTCGTGACCGAGGACTGGTCCCGGATGACCGCCGCGGCCAACGCCAGCCCCAACCACGTCGGCAGCGCCGAGCGGTGGACGAAGAAGGCCCGCGAGGCTAATCCCGCGCTCGACGACAACCAGGCGTACCGCCTCGGCCAGCTCCTCAAGCGGCAGTTCTACCAGGCCATCGGAAGGAAGTCCGCCGAGGCCCGCCGACTCGCCCGCGACGCACAGCGGATCGAAACCGAGGCCCGGGCCGAGCTCGCCAGCGCCGAGGCGGGCTGACCGGCCGCTCATGCCTTACCCGCTAAGATCATCGGTATCGGGCGGCCCTATCGCCAGGGCCGCCGACGCTGTCACAAAGGCCATGGCCACCGCGAAGAGCGCCCGCGAGGCGCTAGAGGCGGGCGCGCCGGCGAAGGTGAAGGCGGAGCCGTACAGGCCGCGCGGTGCTCTTGCCGCGCCTGATGGCCTGCGCATCCCATACCCGCGCGGTCGCTGTGGTGAATCCTGCCCGCCGACCGGCCCTCACCCCCGGAGGCCGCACCCATGCCCGAACGACGACAGCGGAATGTCCGCCCTGAGATTGCCAGCGCCCGCGCTCGCCTCGCCGCGCTGACCGCGCGCCGCGCTGATCCCGACGCCATCGCGACCGCCAGGGCCGCCCTCGCGTCCGCCAGGGCGCGAGCCGCGGTATGCGAGCTGCTCGGCCTGCCCGCGGCCGAGCGTATGCAGCTCGCCGGGCTCTTGCTCACCGGGAGCGGTGGCGATGGCACCTGACAAGCGAAACGGCCCGCACCGGAGCACGGGCCGCCAGAAGTCGCCGCCAACGACTAACGCCAGCATAACCGGGTACTTCGCTGTGCGCGGCGAGGCGGCGCGGTTATGGGCGCATCGAACGCGCTCCGCGCCTACTCGACGTACGCGGCCAGGGTTTCTCCCGCATCGCTCAGCGTGCTGGTCTACATGGCCCTGGTGTCGATGGACAAGGACGCCGAGCCCTGGTGGTCGCAGGGACACGAGATACTCGCCGCCATACCGCTCGGACGCAGGGGGCCGATCAGGAACGCCGACCTGCGCGCCGTCGAACGGGCCATCACGTCACTGTTTGAGGCCGGGGCCATCACGGTCGATAAGCACTCTTCCGGACATCCGGGGAATTCGCAGCACGTCCGCTACCGGCTCTGGCTCACCCATCCCGCACCCGACGAAAACCGTCGTGTGGAAAACCGGGCCGCACCCGACGAAAACCGTCGTGTGGAAAACCGGGCCGCACCCGACGAAAACCGTCGGGCGCCAGGTGATGGCACCCGACGAAAAGTGGTCTCGCACCCGACGAAAAGTGGTCTCGCACCCGACGAAAACCGTCGGGCTAAGGAGACAGAGGAGGACGAGGAGCTAAATAACAAGCAGGATGAAGATGACGCTCGACGTACGACCCGTACAGGTTTCGCGCGTGGGGACGCGGGCGACGACAACGAGAATTTCGACAATTTCCGGCTGGACGAAGAAGCCGAGCGGCGCCGCCAGCTCGACGCCCTCACCGAATGGATGCGGCAGCATCCCGAGCAGGCCGAGGCGGTGACGCCATGATCGTCACCACGACCAACGGCGACCTCGCCGCGCTCGCCCGGGCCGAGCTGGAGCGCCACAAGGCCCGCACACCGCAGCGGCATGCCGCCGCGATGCTGTGGGTCGCGCTCATCACCACAGAGACCGCCGGCAGCGCCAGGCGGGCACTGGACACGTTCGGCACCGGCCAGGGCCGCAGCGGCGCGCTCGAGCTGCTCGGGCGCCTCATCGTCGCCATCGGCCAGGACCACGACGCCGCGAAGGACACCGCGCCATGACCACGACCATCACCGTCTACGGCCAGCCCGCGCCGCAGGGCAGCAAGCGCGCGTTCGCCGTACGCGGCAAAGGCGGGGTACCCACCGGCCGCGTCGCCGTCATCGAGTCATCGCACGACCGCGTTAAGAGCTGGCGTCAGGCTGTCATCGACGCCGCGGTCTCCGTGCGTCCTGATGTCCCGCTGCACGGCCCGCTCGCCGTCGAGATGACGTTCCTCATGCCGAGGCCGAAAGGCCACTACGGCACCGGCCGCAACGCCGGGAGGCTCCGCGACAGCGCCGCGGAGCGCCCATCCGGGAAACCCGACCTGTCCAAGCTGCTGCGCGCCACCGAAGACGCCCTCACCGACGCCGGAATGTGGGCCGACGACGCCCAGGTCGTCGAGTACGCGCGGCTGGCCAAGACCTACGCCGACCACCGGCCGCCTGGCGCCGTCATCACCATCCGAACCCTCGAGTCAGGAGACACAACGCCATGACCACCACCATGCCGCCCGGAACGCTGCTCGCCACCGGCGCGCACGACGCCGGATACCC